ATATGCCAACAGAAGAAGTTGAAGCAACATATATAAAAACAGCTGATACAGCCATTGTAGCTGGAAAAACATATTATACAAAATCAGAAACAAAATATACAGCAGTTGCAAGCCCCGTTGTTGGAAGCATTGCAAATTACTATGAGCTATCAGACGAAGCACATACAAAATATACAACATATGCACTAGGTGCAGGCTCAATCGATTATGAAGATTTAGGCGTAAAAGTTCCTTATGAAATGGATAGAAATCCATCAAAAAACGGTGGACAAGATACATTATATATTAGACAAAGAAAAGTATATGCACCATATGGAATATCATATGAAAAAGCTTCACAAGCTACTTTATCTCCAACAAACAAAGAGCTTGAAAATGGTGCTAACTGGGCACTTGTAAATTCTGGAGAAGATGAGGAAAAATCTAAAAGCTATATAGATCACAAAGCTATTCCAATTGTAAGAATAATTTCAAGAGGATAAGAAGAAATTTCGGGAGGTAATAGAATGAGAACTAATATTGAAAAGATAACAAGTGACCTAGGTCCTAATTATAAAGATACAGACAAGGAAATAATTGAAGAAATATACGAGGAAATAAATTCTATTGCCTCAAATATCTCTGGGTTAAAAAAAGAAGACACAAGATTATATCCATTAGTAAAAGAAGCGGTAAAAGCAACATATATTGCAAGAGGCGCAGAGGGGTTAGCCAGTCGAGGTGAAGGTGGAATGTCTAGTACATTTAATAACATTATTGACAAGCTAAAGAAAGATATAATATCAAATAACTTAAGGAGGTTACAATAATGTTAACGAAAGATTTAACAAAAGTATGGATATCTGAACATACAACAATAAATGACCACGGAGAGAAAGAAAAAAAATGGAAATATAAAGGAATAGCTTGGTTAAATTTGCAACAAGACTTAAATGAATTAGACAGAAAAACAAACGGAGAAGTAGACTACAGTATAGAAAACGCACGAACAGATATGGAATATAACATTGCAAAAGGTGATGGAATATCCTTAAAAGATATATCTAAAATAGAACAAATAATACCAGATTACATAGTAACAGATAATCCTAAAGTAGGAAGAAATACATTGTACAAGTTGGAGAAGAACAATGGGAATTAGTTGTAAAATAAAAGTTAAGCATAACTTTAAAAAAATCGAAAAAATACAAAGTGGTTTGCAAAACAAAATAGGACAAGCAATAGAAGATGTATTAAAAAATATACAAGGATATGCAATAAGGCTTGAACGAGGACATAAAAGTGAAGGAATACTAATTGAATTAGTTAATATGCAAACAAGAGAAATAAAAGGTCGAGTATATGCAGATCCTTCAAAATTTTTAGGAGAAAATGGGCAACCATATTTATGGTTTGAATATTTTGGAACAGGACAATACGCAGAGCAAGAGCATATTGGAAACACAAAACATTTTATAGAAACAGGTTATACAGAATGGTATATTCCAGTACATAAAGTAGGTAGAAAACTAAATTTCCCAATAACAACAATAAATAATACACAGTTCTATGTAGCAACGGGTATGAAAGCAAACCATTTTTTAACAGATGCAGAGTTTAAAACCAGAGCAGAAAACAAAGAAATAATAAAGAAAAAAATAAATGAAATTATAAAGGAGGCGTGCAAGTGAGAGATTTAAGTGAAAAGGAGTTTTCTGATTTAATGTTTGAAAAGCTAGAAAGCTTGGGATATGAGCAAACATTACAGTACCCAACAACGGAAAGTATATTTCCATGTATCGAATTGCACAATCCCTTAAAAAGCATATTAAAAACACATAATGCATTTCCTATATTGTCAATGTTTCAATTTTCAGTTACATGCTGGAATGCAAAACAAAGATCATGTATGGATATGGCAAAAGAAATTGATAATAAATTACAAGAATACAATTTAACCAGAACAAATACAAGTCCGTTAATTTTTGATAACACATCAAAAAAATATGGATTAACGGTAACATATGAGGTTCGCTATAATGGAATAACGAACGCATTTGAATTTATAAAATAGAAAGGATGATTAATTATGGCAGGAGAAATACCAGATGTATCAACTTTGACAAAAGTTTGGTACTCAGAAACCAAAGTTGGAGAAAGAACACAAGTAAGTTTTACTTCAGAAATTCCACAATTGGAGCAAGCACCGGATGCAATAACAGCAACTGTATTGGATCTAGACTATGAATTAGCACAGCCAGGGATAAGAAAGGCAGAAACAATAGAAATACCGATATTATATACACATACACAACATAAAAGATTAAGAGAATTAGATAAAGACAAAGAATATTTCTGGTTCTTTGAATTACCAGAGTCAACAGCACAAACTAAAGGAAAACCACTTGTAAGATATTTTACTGGAAAAATAAGAATTACATTAGATACAATAACACCAGAAGAATTTATAAAAGATAAGATGTCACTGTATAAAACATCTGCTGTAGAAGAAAATGAAGGGTTTCCCACAGAATAGTTCTACATTAAGTGCTAGGAGTAGAACGAGTAAAATTACTAGCACAACAGAAAAAATATAGAGGAGGCATAAGTGTGCCTTCTCTCTTTTGCAAAGGAGATAAAAATAATGGAAATGATAACAAAAAATAAAAAAATAAGTTTAGTATATAGAACAAGTAAGATTGTAAAAATAACAAACCTTTTAGATGGAAAAAGTTTTGAAGAGGTATATTTTAAAGCTTTAACAGAAAAAAATCTTGAGTCTTTGTCAAAGATAATTTTTATATTTGCAGAAGATTCAGATACAGGGATATCTGCATTCCAAATTTTCGAAGAAGTTTATGATTTTATAGATGTATATATGGAAGAAAAAAATAAAACATACAATGATATATTTAAAGAAATTGCTGAGGATATAAATAAAATGGGTTTTTTCAACAAAAAAATGAAAAAAGAAGAATTGATGGAAAAAATAAACAGCGATATAACAATAGATATGAACGAGATAATAAAAAAATCAGCAGAGAAAGCTGTAGCAAATATTGCAGAGGAAGAGTTCAAGTTTTCACGAGGCTAGACGATATAATTGCCAATATTCAAACTAGCCAAACTATAGAGCAGTTAGTATATGCATATGAACCACTTTGTTATTATTATGGGATGCAACCAAGGGAGTTTTGGAATTGCGATTTTAAAAGAGTAACTTTGTATTGTGCAAGTAATACTATAAAAGAAAACGAAAATTATAAACAAAGTATAATTTTAAATGAAGCAGTAACAAATAAAATAATACAAGCACATCCATTAAATAGAAAGCCTAAAATTGTGCCTTTAACCAATGTTTTTAGAAATTTTTTTTAAAAAAAATAAAAAAACGACAAAATTCGACACAAACAAAAAGAAAAAATGATATAATGTACTTATTATTTTTTTAGGAGGTAAAAGTTATGGCAACAACAGCACTAGTATTGGGAATATTGGGAATTGTAACATGCTGGATACCATATGTAGGTATGATTTTAGGAGCACTAGCTGCAATATTTGGATTTTGTGGTTATATAACAAAACATAAAGGAATTGCAGGATTAGTATTAGGAATACTTGCAATGTTTTTTAGCTTTTTCTTTATTATTAATCCAAGTAATAATACAAGTATATTACAAAACAATACTCAAAATGAAATTGTAGTAGATGAAACTGAATACAAAGATGAATGTATAGAAAAAAGTTATGAAGAATTAGCACGTAATCCAGACAATGTTAAAGGAACAAAGGTAAAAGTAACTGGAGAAGTTATACAAGTAACAGAATATAATAACAAAACTGAATTAAGAGTAAATATAACAAAAGAAGAGTATGGATATTATACAGATACAATATATGTAACATATGTTCCAAAAAATGGAGAAGATAAGATATTAGAAAATGATATAATAACCATATATGGAACTGCAAAAGGAGATTACTCTTATACATCTATAATGGGAGCTAAGGTTACATTACCTAAAATAGATGCAGATTTTATTGAAATTAATAAGTAAAAACAGAAAAAGTCTTGAAAATCAAGACTTTTTCTTTTACCAAAAAATAATTTAAAAAAATTTAAAATACCTCTTGACTTTTGTGGGAACATATAATATTATTTATGTGTGAACAAAAGTGAGGTGAGAAAAATAGAAAATAAAAAGATGGGTAGACCTACAAATAATCCAAAAAACGAGGAATTAAAAGTAAGAATATCAAAAGAAGATAAAGAAAAATTAGAATATTGTATCAATCATAGTAATAAAAGTAAATCAGAAATAGTTAGAAATGGAATAGATATGGTCTATAATAACTTAAAAAAATAGAGATAATCTGCTGAATGTTTTGGCGAACGTAACAGATTATCTCACGAATAAGAACTTTAGCTCTTACAAATATATTGTATCACAGTAAGGGCTGAAATTCAAGATGAATGGAGGTCTTTTTTTATGGGATTAATAGAAAGTATAATAACAGGATTATTTATAATTACATTATTAGCATTATATACAATCATAGGATTTATCGGATTAATGTTTATACAACTAATAAGCTATAGAGTATTTAAGTTTAATATTTACAAAAAAATATTTAGAAAGTTTATGGAGGTGTAAACATATGGAATTAAAAGATAGAATCCAAAATTATTATAAAAGTGAAAAAATAAAAGTGGATGATGAATTTGTTAGTGGAGTAATAGCAGATAAAGATAGAGCTAATAAATTGATAAAATTTTTCGAACCAATTGAAATAAAGGCAATGAATTATATTTATGGCAAAGATGAAAACAATAAATATTTTACAGAATATGAGCTTGAAAGTGCATCAAAAGTAAATTTATTTGATAAAAAGGTTGTTAAGCTATGTAAAATAATTTGGGATAACAGAAATAATACTGAAAGATTAGAAAAATTCATAAAACAATTAGAATCAAAACAGAAATTATTATTTAATGAGAATCAAATGTAAAAAGCTTTTTCTGAAAATTAAAAGGGGATAATTTAATAAAAGAAAGAGGTAATTGATATGAATAATAAATTAGAATTAGTAAAATCAAGTAAATTTGGAGAAGTAGAATGTGATATCTACTCAAATGAAAAAGAAATGTTTATGACAAGTACACAATTAGGAGAATGTTTAGGTTACAACAATCCTAGAAAATCTATAAGTAATTTAGTAAATAGATTTGAATACTTAAAAGAAAAGGATTTTTCAGGTGTCATCAAATTGAGGACTCCTTCAGGAGAACAAGAAACAAGAGTATTCACAGAAGATGGAATATATGAAGTAACAATGCTAGCAAAAACAGAAAAAGCGAAAGAGTTTAGAGCATTTATAAGAAAATTACTTAAGTCTTTGAGAAAAGGTGAAAATAAATTAATTAAAACATCAGAATATCAGAAATTAACAGCAGAAGCAAAATTAAATAATTCTAGAGCAAGAATGGCAAGTATATTGATGAAACTAGCAGACAAGACAGATATAAAAGAGTATAAACAAGTATGTTGTTCTTATGCAAGTACAATTATAGCTGGAAAGCCATTATTACCATTACCAGAGGTTAACAAGAAAACATATTCAGCAACAGATATAGCTAATATATTGGGTGTAACAGCAAATAAAATAGGAATATTAGCTAATAGAAATAATCTTAAAACCAAACAATACGGAAAAATGTTTTATGATAAATCAAGATATTCAAACAAAGAAGTAGAAACATTTAGATATTATGATGAAGCAATTCCAAAATTCAAGGAATTATTAAGTTTATAAAAAATTAAATAAAACAAAGCGTCAGAATAAATTTTCTGACGTTTTATTTTTTAGGAAAGGAGGGAAAATATGACTGTAGAAGAAATAGAAATAATAGTAACAGCAAAGGTTGAAGAGGCTCTAAGGGAGTTTAAAAAAATCTCTCCAAAAATAAAAAAGGAATTATCAACAATACAAGCAGAAACCGAGAAGGTAAATTTTAATGGGTTAGCTAAGAAAGTAAAAGCTAGTGGAATTGATAAAGAATTAAATAAAGTAAAGAACAAAATAAAAAAGACATTCGATCCAAATGATGTTAGTGGTATAAAAATGCAAGGAATAAAGCAAGAAATAGCTGGAGTATCTAAAGAAACACAAAAACTAAAAGGAAGTGCAAAGCAATTAGGAAATGCATATGACTTACAAAGATATAAACAAAAAATGCAAGAATTAAAGGTTGAAACTAAGAACACTAATAAAGAAGTTTCTAAAGTTGGACATGTAAAATATGATACTAAGTCAATTCAGGGTTTTGTAGATGGTTACAATAAAAAATTTGACCCAAATGAAGTAAGCTTTACTACAACTGGTCTAAAAACTACATATGATGCATTTGGTAAGTTAAATTTAAAACAGCAAGAATTACATAAAGAAATGGAAACATTAAGTGAGAAATTAGGGAATACTCCCAAAGGAGAACAATATGACAGTATATTAAAAAAGCTGATTAGCCTTAATAAAGAGGCACAAGGACTACCTACTAATATTGGAAAAACAAATCAACAATTAAATAAAAATATGAGTATGCCACAAATTAGTACACATTCCAATATGCAAGCAGATGCACAACCTAGTCAGCAAAGCTTTAGTTTATGGGATACATTAAAATCTAAGATAGAACAAATAAAACCACAAGTACAACAAGTTCATAGTATGTTTCAAAATGTGAGTATAAATCCAAATACTAAGCAATTAGATTTGGTAAAATATAAAATTAGTGAAATTGAGGAAAAATTACAAAAAGCTAAGGAAGGAAAAATACATTTAAATACAAAAGACATAATACAAACAGAAGCACAGCTAGAAAAATTGAACAATCAAAAACAAAAATTAGAAAGTAATACAAATAGTAGAGGAAACATATTTTCTACTATTTTTAGCTCTTTAAGAAAAATAACACCACAAATGAATAATGTACAAGGCATAGCTGTAAATGTGAAAAACACAATACGAGGCATGGGGACAGGAGTAAAAAATGGTTTAGGACATATTTTAAAATATGCTGGAGCTCTATTTTCTATGCAAGGAATTTATAGCACATTAAGTAGTTGCGCTAATACATGGTTAAGCAGTCAGAATGCTGGAGCTAAACAATTAAGTGCAAATATAGAGTACATGAAATATGCGATGGGATCTGCATTAGCACCAGTAATTCAATTTGTAACTAACTTAGTATATCAGCTAATGAAGGCGATACAAAGCGTTGCGTACGCTTTAACAGGAGTAAATATTTTTGCTAATGCAAGTGCAAAAGCATACAATAATATGGCAAAAAGTGCTGGAAAGGCTGCAAAAGCAAGTAAATCAAATCATGTAGCAGATTTCGATGAAATACACAATATACAAAAAGATAGTAGTGGAAGTGGAAGCGCGGCTGGAGCAACTCCAAATTTTGATTTGTCTAAAATTGAAAATTTAGACAATACACTTATAAAAGCTATAAAAAACGGAGATTGGTATAAAGTTGGAGAAGAGCTAGGGAAAAAAATAAATGAATCTTTGGAAAAAATTCCGTGGAATAAAATACAAAATAGCGCTAAGAAAGTAGCTACTAATATTGCGGACTTTATTAACGGATTTATAGATGGAACAGATTGGAGCTTGATAGGTTCAACAATTGGAAATGGAATTAATACAGCGTTAATATTTACAGATACTTTTTTTAAAAGAACTAATTTTGAAAAAATTGGGAAAGCAGTTGCAACAACATTAAATTCTGGAATAAAGACTCAAGACTGGAAATTAACAGGTAGAACAATTGCAGATGGCATAAATTCTGCAGTAGATACAGCATATGGATTTGTAAAAAATTTTGATTGGGCAAATTTCGGAACTTCTATTGGTGAGGGAATAGAAGAAGCAATAAAGGATATTGACTGGAGCAAATTGCTTGATACATTATGGACCGGATTTAAAGGACTACTTGTAAGTTTAAAGAATTTGTTTTTTACATCAGTAAGAGGCTCTGTAGTGGAAAATCACACCGAATTGCTTGTAAAAATGTGGGGATTAAATTTAACTGACAAAGAAATGGAAGAACTTAAAAAAGATTTTGAGGATAAATATACAAGACTTTTTATAAATGGAGATTGGAGCGTTTTAACAGATTCTATTAAGACATTAGGAAGAAATATTGTAGAAGGCATAAAACAAGGAATGCATGAAAAAATTAGAGATTTAAAAGATTGGATTAAAGAAAAATTTGATGAATCAATAATTGGAGCAATAGTTAGTTTATTTCAAATTCACAGCCCATCAAAAGTAATGTACGAAATTGGTCAATATATTGTTCAAGGTTTGTTAGATGGAATAGCAAGTTTAATTGGAAATGTTCCTTTAAATTTTGGACAAATGAAAGAAAATGCATTGAAGAAAATAGAAGAGATGAAAAATGGAATTGGAACAAAAATTGGAAATATAAAAAATAATGTGTTGAATTGGGCTGGAGATGTAAAAGGTAACATGTCAAATTGTTGGGAAAATTGTTGTAAAACAGTTGGAAACAAATTAGAAACAATGAAAAGTTCAATTTCTACAGGTTTAAGTAGGGCCGGTACAATAATAAAAAACTGGGATAATAATACTGGAAATACTTTTTCTACATTAGCAAGTAATGCTGGAAAATGGGGAAGAGATTTAGCAGAAAATATGGCAAATGGAATAAAAAGAAATACAGAAAAAGTGACATCGGCAGTAAGCAATGTTGCAAGTAAAATTAAAAGTTTTCTACATTTCACTGAACCGGATGAAGGACCACTAAGCAATTTCCATACATATATGCCGGATATGATAGATTTGATGGTTTATGGTATTAGACAAAATGTAGGAAAAGTAAAAAGTGAAATGGAAAATATGGCATCTGTAATGTCGTACACAATTAACGCTGATGGTGTAAACAATATAACACAACCAAAAATAAATACAGACCTTATGATAGAAAAAAATAATAACAACAATAAATTAAATGACATAATTTCAAAATTATCGGACAATGCTGAAACAAACTCTGGCAAAATTACACTTGAGAACAAGATGATTGTAAATGGAAGAGAAATAGCCAAAGTAATACTCGATGATTTAAATGATGAAGCAAAAAGAAGAGGATATAAACCAATATTAGAACATTAGGAAGGAGTAGAAAATGATAAAAGAAAATAATGTAATAGTTGCAGATGGAGTGTCATTACCTACTCCATCTAAATATATTCCATATCCGAATTTAAGGGAAAATAGCACAGAAAATGCTTTAGGAGATTTAATAAGAAAAATAATAAGCTCAAGATGGAAAATAGAAATGCAATGGGATTTTTTAACTAAAGAACAAGTAAGTTTTTTAACAGATTTAAAATTTAAAAAAGAATTTGAGTGCAAATTCCCGAATACTAAAGGAAAAATAATAACAAAAAAAATGTATGCGGGTGATTTAAAGCCAAGTGCTAGTGCAATAGATCCAAATACACATCTTGTAACTGGGTGGAAAGATGTGCAATGTAATTTTATACAAGTAAAAGCAGATAAGTATACAGGAGGTACAATATAATGATTAAAATACCTCAAGAATTGATTGATGGTGCTAGAGCTAGAATAGTGACGAATAGTGCTCGAGTATTAATAAGTGATAGTGTATATATAAATAATATAGTAAACGAAAAGTATAAATATGCCATCTTTGAAAATGAAGGAATTTCTTTGAACACAACTGAATGTATAATTTCGAATGCGGAAGAAATCGAAGGGTGGTACAGTGATAGTGTTTCTGATCCGAATGGAATTTTTAAAACCCCAGTTACATACATAAAAAGATGTGATAATGATAAAAATAGCATAGCAGATCTAAACATAATTTTTTCAGATTTAAGAGCAGAATTTGCTATTGAATTTGATGTAATTATTAAAGGTAAAGATGGTAATTCAACAACATATAATTTTGATAATAATAATAGTACAAAAATAAAACTAAAAAATATAGAGACTGGAAGTATTGTAACCGTTAAAATTTACAAATGGTCGCAAAAATATAGCCATGCAAAAATTTTGAATATGTATATTGGAACAATTTTTCAATACGATGATGACAAAATAATTTCAATTTCTGCAAAAAAAGGAGCAAATTTAACAAATGAGACACTTGAAAGCAAAAGCATAGAGATAAAAATTGTAGATGAAGATGAGGAATATAATATTTTTGATGAAGAAAGCATTTTAGCAAACTTAAACGAAAACAATATAATTACAGTTTTTTTAGGGATATTAATTAATGAGATTATTTATTATTTAAAAGTTGATGACATATATTTTGACCATTTCGAAAAAGGCGAAAATACACTTGAGCTAACAATATTTGGGTTAGGTGCACTGTCAAAATTGCAAAAAAGTAATTGGATAGAGCTATATAAAGATGATATATATAATTTCCCTTTTACTTTAGAATATTTGTTAAAAAACAATAATTATGAAAAAATTTCGGAAAAAATACTAATAGATGACGAAATAAAAAACGAAGCGGAAAAGACTACAACTCTATATGAAAAAACAATGAGGTCCGATAACTATATTTCAAGTTTAGGAATTTTTTTTAAAGCAAATGTTTTTGAAAATATAGAAAACGAAATTGTTTTTAAGCGTTTAAAATGTACAACCCCTATAGCAAAAATAGAGCTTGAAAATCAACAAGAGTATCCTAAAATTGAGAAAGATGATAAATTAAAGAATATAAATATAAAAATATATTCGAATGATTTAGATGAGGAAACAGAAGCATTTTCAGGGAAATTTAATACAAATAATTATGGATATGCTACATTAAATCCAAATAAAAGTTTGGAACTTTTAGGAAACACAGGAGGTTTGGCAACTGATGTATTAAATTATATTTTTACATTTTACAATAAAGATGGCACTATATATGAAAGTGGTGTAACATCAAATGTAGGAGATCTTTATTTTGATTTAATATATATTCACTATTTGCCAAACAGCAAATATGCAGACAAAACATATGAATTAACAGCCAAAATAAGACCGTTTAAATTTTCAAGCTATGATTTTATAATAAACAATGGCAAAAATGAAGAAATAGTAATAGATAATAGAAATATAACAAGTGAAGAAAAAGCCAAAGAAATTGCTAATTGGTATACGGACAACTTAAAGAAAAAATATAGCTATATTTTGCATATAAACGACATATTTGCATATGAAATTGGAGATACCATTGAATTTGAAACAGGAATATATAATGCAAAAAATGAGATGATATATAAAACAGGAATTATAACAGGAATAGAATATGAATATAACGGAACTTTGGATTATTATTTGATAGTGGAAGGAGATTAAAAAAATAATGTTAAAGGATAATTGGACTCAAGATGATAAATTAAAGGTAACAGATTATAATAATATCTTTAGTACTATGTTAAAAATATTAGAAAATTTAAATATTGAACGTCCGGAGCTGAAAAGTAAAACGAGAAACATTCAAATAGGAGATGATCTAAGTGGAGAAGAGTTATTTTTAGATATAGAAAGTGAAGTAGAATATGAATGGCTAGTAACAGAAAATGTAGTACCAATTATTACAACCGAAAATAATTTGATAGGTGAGTGTAAGTTTGAAAATACTGAAAATTATAAAACAATAGACTATGAAGGAATAGCAATAAATTTCAAACAAAATTTGGAAAAAAATCAAGATTTTCTTTATTTAGTATGTGAAAATAATACAAAAACTGAAATTAATCTAAAAAATTATAAACTGCCAGAGAACTTCGGAATTGTAACATCTATAAATACCAGTTCGGCTTTTTATAATTTAATAAAAATAAATACTTACAAAAAAAGTATGGGAGATTTTTTATACATTGAGGATTTACAATTAATAGAGGATAATATAGAAAAATTAAATAAATTCGTAGAAGAAAAATTTAAAAAAAAGCAGTGGACAAGTCCGAGTTTTATAACAAACGACGATTTAAATAGGTGGTGCCACGCCCTAAATTTAGCAGATATTTTTTATAAGTATAGTGATTATAAAGAAAAAACGTATAAGCAGTTGAAAAATAAAACATATAATGACATTTTAAAAAAATAAGGAGGAAGAGAAGATGGGAGAAACAAGTAAATATAAATTCCCATATCCAGAAGAAACAGATAAAGCAGATGTTCCTACACATCTTAAGTTATTGGCTGAAAGCATAGAAAAAGTAATATCTGATTTAAAAATAGATACAATTAAAAGAAGTCAAAATTTTGCATTTTATAATACTGGAAGCGTTCTGGGATATAATTTAGAAGGAATAAGTCAAGAAAATTTATCAAAAATAGAAATTGGATATGTAACTAGTGAAACTGAAACACCAACAAATTTTGTTGAAGTTACAAATCATAATGGAAACATAAATACAGATATAGTAGAAGATACGATTATATACATATGGATAAAATTAACATATACGGACATAGGAGAATTTTTATTAAATTCAGACAATTACGGTAATAAATATAGTTTATATATGGTCTTAGGTGGACAAGCTTGTTTTACAGGAGATACTAAGATACTAACAGAAACAGGAATGAAAGAAATAAAAGATATAAAAATAAATGATAATATAGTAACAACATCTGGAATAAAGCCTGTAACAAAGAAATATGAGCATATAGTTAGTAATATTTACAAAATTAAAATTGAAAACGAAGAAATAAAAGCAAGTTATTCGCACCCATTTATAACTGAAAGAGGAATTGTTATAGCAAGAGATTTGAAAGTTGGAGATATTCTAGAGGATATAACTGGAAGAAAAATAAAGATAAAAGATATAGAAATAATAGAAGAAAACACAATTGTGTATGAAATAAATACAGATTCTAACTATTATTATATAACAGACAGTAAAATCTTTGTAGCAAGTGAGGTGTTATAATGCAATTTAAAGTAAAAAAAGACTATTTAGAAATAGTAGAAACAGAAAATACGTATGCGAAAGCAATAGACCTGTATAACATAGATATTAATTTCTCTGAAGAATGGGACAACCTAGCTAAAAAAATGTTATTCATAAATGATTCTGATGTATATGAGCAACAAATAGTAGATAATAAAACAGTTTTACCGAACTTACCAAATGGGAGATACCAGATTGGTGTAGTTCGGTTTTTTAGTGCAAGAAAACAAAATAGTAAAAAGAATCCCAACAAATCTAGTAACCAAAACAATAATAACATCTTCTGCAGAATACGAATCCAACAAAGAATATACGGACGAGGATGCAAACATTTATGAAAAATATTTACAAGCAATAACAAATGTATCCATAGATATAAACAACGATATAGAAAAAATAAAAGCATTAGAAGATAACATACTGGATCAATACAATAAAAATGTTGAACTAGCAGATAAAATGGAACAAGAAACAGAGAAATTTGCAAAACAAGCTAATACAGCAATAGAAGATTATAACAGCAATGCAGAAACAAAAACAAAGGAGTTTAATACTAATGCAAAGGAAAAGGCGGATGAATTTAATAGCAATGCTACAAAAAAGAAAACCGAAATAAGTGATATTGCTGATAGTTTTGATACAAATGCAGAAGAAAAAACAAATACATTTAATAGTAATGTAGAAACAAAAACAACAGAATTTAACAACAATTCTAATACTAAAACAGAAGAGTTTAACAATAATTCCACAGAAAAAATTAATGCTTTTAATTCTAATGCAGAAGAAAAAATTACAGATTATAATGAACACGTAGAAACTTTGACTAGTAGAATAGCAGAATTAGAAGAAGAAACAGAAGATTTGTTTAATGCACTAAACACAGAAAAAGTAAGCGGAACTGAGCTATACATAGATGACGCCAAAGCTTGCAGAGTTATTAGTAGCGAGATTGATGGTATGTATCAGCAAGAAAATACAACCGGAACAAACTTGATGAATTTAAATGTTGTGCAAAATTCCAACATTACAGTAAACGAAGATGGAACCATAACAATAAATGGATCAGGAGGATTTAATTTAGCATTTGAAAGTTTTACATTTAAAGCAAATACACCATATTACATAAAATGGGAAATAGTATCTGGAACAGTAATAAAAACAGATAATATTGTTATTAGAACTCCTGACAACTCAGCCTGGGCACTAAAAGATGAGTTTACAAGTTTTTCTGTTGCGGAAGATAAAACAATCAGATACGTCTGGATTCACAAAGATGCAAAATTTGAAAATGCAAAAATAAGAATTTGGATTAGTGAAAGCCAAAGTGATTTTGAACTTTATACAGGAAAAATTCCATCTCCAAGCCCAGACTATCCGCAGGCAATTGAACAGGTTGAAAGTGTAAAATTAAATATAAAAGGTAAAAATTTGTGCGATGGTATAAATCAAAATTATTATCTAAACAATAATTTAAACATTTGTGGGAAAGTAACAGGTAACAGCGGATTAGCAATAGATGTACAAGACAAATCATATGTAACTGTATCTACAAAAATAACACAAAATAGATACAGAATAGCATGTATCAACAGTTTGTTGCAGAAAGAAAAGGCAACTACTGTAGCATATAGAGGAGTACAAAAAGACAATACAAGTGCAACTGTAACTATAGACACTACAGGATATAAGTATTTAATAATTAACGCTACTGATTTAAGTAGTATTCTTGTCGAAAATGGTTCTGTTGCAACAGAATACGAGCCATATCAAAAACAAACTGTTGTAATAAACCTAAACGGCAACAAGCCATATGCAATTTCCGACACAATAAAAGACAAATTACTAATAGATAGAAGTGGAAATGTAGCACTACAGAAGAATGTTGGCGAGGTTATTTTTAATGGCAATGAACATTGGGAATTAGCAGAAAAAGGATTTTATAATTCTTCTTATTTTATTGGAAAAAAAGATAAAAAAAATTTTGAAGCATGTTGTAATTATTTCTTAGTTGATAGATTAGGTAAAACTTGGACAGGGCTTAACCATTGTGGTTTCAACAATTCTGGATATTTTTGGATACAGGAAGAACATAAATTAGCAACAACGCCAAAAGGATTTAACGAATGGCTAACTACGCATAATTTGGAAGTATATTATGCATTAGCAACACCAGAAATAATCGATTTAGGACAACTTACCGAATTGCCAAAAACTTTTGACGGCATAAACAATATTTGGGCAGAAACAAACCTAGGTAACACAGAGATAGAGATAGAATATGTGCAAGATGTTAAAAAACTACTAGAACAGCAAAATGCAAGACTAGATAACATAGAAGCATTATTAAGTACAACAGAAACAAGCGCACTATTACTAGATAATATGCAGAATGATTTAGAAAAGGAGGTGAAGTAGAATGAATATAGCAACATTATTAGAAAAATTAATTGAAAAAAAATACTATGCGAACAAAGAAGACATAGAGAACAAATTAAATGTATTTTATGCAATGTCTAAAATTCCTGACGAAGACTACAGCAATTTAACATTAAAAGTAGAAGAAGTTTACGCAGTAGTAGAAGATACAGAAGTAACAGAAGAAGTTTTGGAAAGCGAGGCTGAATAATGGCATTAATTAATTTTATAAAAGATTATTGGGTACAGATAGTATTTATCTGTACCCTTATTGCAGCAATATATAAATTCGGAAAGGCACTAATAGAAGCAACAAAATGTAGCCTACGAAACGATATTTTAGGAATATACGATAGATGTAAAGATACTAAAAAAATAACTAAATGGCAATTAGAAAGTATAGAGTATAGCTACAAACAATACAAGATGCTAAAAGGCAATTCTTTTGTAGAAACATTAGTAGAAAAAGTGGAAGATTTTGAAATTATTGATTAAAGATAATGAGGAGGAATAAATATGGAGAAGATTAAGAAAATAGCAAAATATGCAACTAACATATTAGCAATAATAGGAGCATTAGTAGCAGGTATTAATGGAGTAGAAGGAATAACAATACCGTATGCTACCCAGATAATACAAATAATAGCAGTTTTGCAAGGTATAATAGGAACATATTTGTTAACTAATAAAACATTTAAAGGAAGTGAATAAACATGAACATAAAGAATTATAGCAAAAAAAGAGATGGGCAAAAAAATATTACACCAAACATAAAAGTATATGAGGTAGCCTGTAAAGATGGTACAGATGCAATAAAAATCGATTATGTAATATGTTGTTTTGCACAATACATAAGAGAATTACTAGGCAAGGCAATACATATAAATTCCGCATACAGAACTGTAGCATATAACAGAAAAGTCGGTGGAAAAAGTGGAAGTAGACATTTAAAAGGCTGTGCATTAGATTTGTGGATACAATCTGTTAAACAACAGGATTTAGCAAATTATTTTTATTCTATGGGATTAATTCGTGTAGGTGTTTACGGTTCTTTTGTACATGCAGACACAGACAGAAGCCCGCAATGGCTATCTCAAGGAAATTTTAGAAAAGTTAATATTCCATGTCTAAGAACATTAAAGCAAGGCTCAAAAGAGTACCTAGTGGCAATTATACAATATAAATTAAATTGCCTAGGATATAATTGTGGAATAGAAGATGGAATATTTGGAAACACTTCTAAAAACGCAGTAATTAATTTTCAAAAAGCAAAAGGTTTAACTGCGGATGGAATTGTAGGGAAAAATACGTGGAATAAATTATTTAATTAAAAAGTATTGACAAGAATATAAACATAGTATATTATAATTTTAGTTCCAATTACTCGGTAGATTCTATATTAAATTAGTCTACCTTCATGGTTTAACTATAACATGGAATGTATTTTAATGAATTTTAAAATAAAAGTAATATTTTCTAAACTATTATTAGTTTAAAATTTATTAAAAAAATTGGTTTAACTATTACACATAGTGTATAAATAAAAAAAAATAAGAGGAATTTTCTTCCTCTTATTTTTTATATAATCCATATATTAGTTACTTTAACTAAAATTTTGAATTGATAGTCACTATCTTCATTCATTTTCTCTATGTAATTTTTGCTTAATATATCAAAATCTACTGCGATTTCTTTAACCTCTTCATTTTCGTTCGTTGTTCTATAACAAATACAACCGTTTTCTGTTTCTTCTCCCATATCTAGTGTACCATCTAAAGCAGAATTAAGATTATCACCTTCGTAGATGCTTGTAGGAGATTCTAATATTTCTTCACATTTATTATCCATGTCTAATAATGTTATCTCCTTACCTAATAATTCCTCTTTTAATTCTTTAATCATTTTTTCCATTTTAAAATCCTCCTTGTTTATAATTATTTTTTTTCCATCAAATTTTAACGTTGCTGTTCTGTCTGCATTGTCAAATCCCATTTCTTTAATCCACGGAACTGGCAATGTTATTCTAGTTGTAGTATATCCATTTCCATTTTTGGCAAATAATATTTTTGTAGTTCTTATTTCAACATCTTCGTTTTCCATATTTACATCTTTTCCTTTCGTTTTGTTAAATACATATTAACATAGTCGTGTCGACTTGTCAACAGTTTTTTCAAAAAAAAATAAAAAAATTAAAAAAACCTCAAAACCCTTAAAACAGAGACATAAAACTATATTAATTAAAAATAAAAACGGCTTAAAATGGATTGTGAAAGGTCGTTCTTTTGTATAACAATTTGTTTAACTTTTTTACAAAAAAGTGTTGTAAAAATAAAAAAGTAATGATATTAATTAATAAATAATTAATTATATCATATAATATTTACTTTAGTAGATATAACTTTACAAGATACATAAAATATAATATAATGTAAAGAATAAATAAAAAGGGGAATTTATATTATGAAGGCTGTAGATTTAAATGATACGGAAGCTATAAAATTGGCTGCGTATATAAAAGATAAGTACTTAGAATATCCAAAAAATATAAAACAGAGAGTGATTTCGCCAATAAAACTACAAAAATCGTTATATTTTTTATTTGCTTATTGGGGAAAATTTATTAGAAAAAATGTAGAAAATCCAGATAGTGTAGAGGTAGACTATTCAAAATATAATGAGAACTTATTTGATGATAGAATAGAAGCATGGACATATGGTCCTGTTGTACCATCTGTTTTTGGACGTGACAAAACAGGATATTTAGAAAATGTAAATATAGATGGATATTTGGAAGATGACATTGTAAAAAAAGATTTTATAGATAATTTACTTGATCAATTATTTGAAATAGATGATTTCGGATTAGTAAATATATCACATCAAGATGAGTGTTGGAAGAAATATTATATTAAAGAAGATAAAAAACATAACAAAGAGATGCCAAAGAAGGAAATAATAGATGAATATTACAATCAAAGATAGATTACAGGAGCTTCCGAACAGCAAAAACGAAAATATATTTAAACATAGAATACAGAAAATAATAAGAAGTGGAGCAAGAATTATAAATACAGAGCAATATAATTATAAATGTTTTTGCTTTAATGGAAACTTACATTCTATCAAGTTAGAGGAAGAAAAATTTACAAATTTTTTAAGTAGTTATGATAACAAACTTAGTAATATATTAAAAAAAGTGTTTGAAAAATTATATTTGGAAGAATATGATTTTTTAGAAGAGTTTGTATTAGATGAGTATGAAGCAAGTGAATACACACAAGAAAGTAAAAGACTTAAAAGGATAATAACTAAAGCGAATAATATTGATGATAACAAATTACCACAAATACATAAATTTAAACCAACAAAGTACAAAATGAAACAAGATAAAAGATATGATGGAATTAGGTTATATGTTTCTTGTAATACAGATGGGGTAATAGACTTATATTTAGTTGATTTATACCATTTAGGAATAGATGCATATAATTATATAACTAATAAATATGAATTAAATGTGCATTATAAAAACGCTGAAAAATATAAATGCTGTATTTCAAAAATGGCAGATAATTATATTATAAAAGACTAGCAAAACTAGTCTTTTTTTTAGTTATCGACAAATTTCGACAAAAACAATTAACATAATGTGCTATAATAAATAGAGGTGATTAAATGAGTATAGACTTGCTAATAATACGCAACCGTGCAAGACTAGAAAAATTAATTACAGAAGATAAAGAATATAGCATAATACTAAAACAAAGCCAAAAGTTGGACAAATTAATAAATGCAAAAATGAAAGAGATTAACGCAAGTTAGTCTCTTTTACTGTTATGTAATAGAAGAGTATTAAGCTCTTCTATTTTTCTCGCATTTCTATGTTAATTAGTAAATCTATTAAATGGCTTATTTCCATAACTTCTGTGGAATTTAATCCATATTTATCTATTCTCTTATACATCTCTTGTTTTAAATTTTCTATATCAAATTTGGTGTAAAACAAATCCTTTATATTTACATCTAATGTTGTAGCAATAGAAAGTAATTTATCCAATGTAGGATTATTTTTGTTTCCTTTTTCCAAATCTTCTATATAGCTTTTGGAAACGTTAGACAATTTACTTAATTTGCGTATACTATAACCTTTTTGTTTTCGTAAATTTTTAATTCTAAATATTATCATATTGCACCTCTAAAAATAGTATCCTACTATTATACTATTTTTATTCACAAAACCGCAATATGACGCTGTTAGCGGACACTTTTGTCGAACGATTTTGCTTGACTTTTTTCGACATTAAAATATAATAAAAAAAGAAAAGAGATAGACAAGTTCCAGTTGTCTATCTCTACAAGGACTGTTACTCTAACACAAACGTAACAGTTAGAGTATACAGTCCTTTACAGAAATTGTCAAGGAGGAATACATATGAAAGAAATTATTATTGCAGAAAACGAACTAATACGATTATATTCTATAGAGGAAAAGAAAAAATTCTTTGAAGAAAAGCAATATTTAAGTGTAGAGAATCTAATTAAAATAAATATGAATTACGCCAAAATTACGCCAAATAAATAAAAATAGAGATACAGAAAACTCTGTATCTCTTGAAAATACTATGGAGCGGGTAGCGGGAATCGAACCCGCGCTATCAGGTCGGAAGCATGACATTCTACCACTAAATTATACCCGCAAGTACGATATAATTATAACATC